CCAAGATTAAAACCTTTGTTATCGTCAGTAAGGCGAGATGGTGGAAGGTTAAGCGAGTTATATAACTTCTTCTTAAAATATTCAACGTCTTTAAGTTCTCCAAGATTTTGTCCTCCAGGTAATGTGGTGATCTCTGTTCCTCTACCACCCTCTCTACGAGGTAACCAAAAATCTTCAAGCATACTCATATGCTTTTTATCGTCACGCATCTCACCAGTGTTAGCATCATACACTAGCTTGTTTCTATAGCGAGACATTGTATCACGTAGGTATTGCTCTGCTTTAACCTTTGGAAGGTTACCTACATCAATATAAAAAATTCTTCTTTCAGGAGCACGAGAAAGTCTGTATATAACCAACGCATCTTCAATCATGCGGAGTTGATTTAGAGACTTGATTGCTTTATGTAAGAATCCAAGAGTCATTCTCTTGTTAAGATCTTGCAATCCAGATGGAATAAAGGTAACAGAATCAACTGCCATCTTAATACCCTGAGACAATGACATGTCTCCAATAGGTCCAAGAGTACCACCTTTATAAAAACCTTTTGGATTATATAAGAAATAATCTACGAAGGTTCCATATTCTACTTCGAGTGCTGTGCCTTTTATTGCCTGTCTCTCAACAGAACTCTGTGCTTTATTTTGATCTAACTTCTGACGAACTCTCTTGATCTTCATGGGATCAATGTAGCGGAGTTCTGTAATACCCTTCTTAGGATTCTCTAAATCTATTACTTTATGATAAAAAAGTCGTCCGTCAATGTACCATGAACGAACGATCTCGTGAGCTCTATTATCAAAATTTAGAAGACGCTTGATATAATCAAACTCAGTTCTAATTTTGTTTTTTACTCCAGCACCCATACCTAGATTGTCTAGGTTAATTTCTACTGGACTATCGTAAGCATCACTTACAATAAATTCATTTACTACTTCATCAACTGCACTATCAACTTCAGGATGAATTGCCATGTCGCGATAGCGACGAATCATCTCAAACTCATTACGTGCTTGATTATCAGTATCAACGTATGTTCCATAATAGCCACCTGCTGCTACAGCAATAGGCTCATCGGCTTGAGGAGGGACAGGGGATTGACCCTTCTTTCCCTCCTTCCGATTAATCTGGAAGCCAAATAACTGACTCATAACTAATTCCGTTTAATACTCTTCAAATAGTATTTATTATACCACAGGAATTGCACTTACGCCAGCTCTGGAATCATTACCAGCACCAGCAGTAAAGTAAGAGTATTGGAATTCAACTGAGAACTCTTCAATTTGGTCGTTGCTATCATAAGCAAGATCAATTTGAGAGACGTTAGTTGGGAAACAATACTTGAGATTATACTCTCTTAATACTGAACCTGTTGCTGAAGAATCTTTCTCTAACTGTTTAACTCCAAGATCTGCTGTATAACCAGAAGAATTATTAGGAGTGAATAGTTGAGAAGTATTCTCTTCGTGTGTGTTAATACTATTAGCCCACTCTTCAAAGAACGAACGGAGTTTGAAGTCCTTATCGTTAAAGAATGTTGCAGTCCAAGTATCGAAGGTGCGATCACCAGCGATCTTAACTGTTCTTCCCCTGAACGGAACTTCGATTACACCTAAGTTTGAACCAGGAAGTGCTGCGGATTTACAGAGTAAATTTACTAGATCTTGATCTTCTACCTGATCCTTGCTTAATGCAGCAGGGAACTGGATGTCGATCAGATACATATTGGGCTTTACACCTTGCCCAATAGTTTGTAAAAATTCTGATACGTTTGACCTTGCCATTTTTAGTTGCCTCTTTAATGTTTATCTAGAATAATAATTATCTACCAACAACTTCACTGAAGTTAACTCCAGTTCTTGTTGCAGTAACAGTAACAGTAACATAGTTAATTGAACGAGTTGGCTTGAGGAATAATTCAGCAACGAACTCATTTCTGTCAATCACTTCAGGGGTATTGTTACTCTCGTCGCAAACTACTAAGAAGTCTGTAACACCTCTACGTGCCTGTACCTCAGAAAGGTAAGAACTAATAGATGCATTAAAGTTACTACGTGTAGTAAAGTCATTCTGTTCAAAGAGTACGCCTTCTGCTAATGCTTTAGCTCTCTTCTCAACATTCAGGAATAAACGACGAACGTTAATTCTGTCAAATGCAGATGGAGAAGCAAGTGCAGTCTTGTCACCAAATAGTACTGGACCTGAACCAGGCATTGATACTATTGGGTTAATTCTACTTGTATACAGATCGTCACGCTGTGCCTTATTAGGATTGAAGGCAAGTTTAACAACGTTCTGAATACCACCACGACTCATTCCAGCAGGAGAGAACCAATCATCAAGAATGTTAGAAGTAGAAACACAAGTACCTGCGACATCACCGTTACAACCGATATAACGATACTTATCGTTGAAGCGGTCATATGTATACTTGATACCACTATCGAGTACAACGTATGAACTAGATGCAATATTGTCAAAGAAAGTTATTGTATTAGTTAACTGTGTTCCTGGAGCAATAGCTGATCCACCAGATGTAGCAATCTGATTTCCTACGAATGGAGAAATGAATGCGACACAATCTTTTCTACTATTAGCAACACCAGCAACTGCTTGTGCTTTAGTAACTGTATCATTTTCATTAGCCATTGAACCACCCATGATTACAAAGTCAACTGTTGTTTGCTCTGTATCAAGGAATTCGTTATATGCTGTTTGAATTTCTCCAGCAGTATAAGCATAGTCATCAACACCACCACTAAGTGCTCCACCAGCAGTAGGAAGAATCCTTGCTAGTTCTACAGGTGATCCAGATGTTGCTCCATAAGATGCAGCAGCAGAACCAGAGTTCTCACCTTGAGCTGCGTGCTCAGAAGCACCTAAGTCTGCACCAGCATAAACGTAATTAGAAAATTCGTTTACTGCATCTTTCCAATAAGATGATCCACCTTCAGGTGTCTTACCATCAGATAGTTTTGAAAGATATGTTTGACGCTCAACAACTGTGTTATTACTTTCATCAATAACAGCAACGTGAACTTCGTCATTTGACAGGTAACGCTCTGAAGCAAATGCAGATGTTCCTGGTCTAGGAGCAATTGATTTGTAAGTTAAACCTGTTGATCCGATTGCTTGTGAGTTCCAATCGAATGCAGCAACAGTAGCACCACCAGTAGCGGTAGGAGCAACTGCGCCATTTTGAATAATGTCTGCTGTGTTAGTTGTTACAGAAACAATCTCGTGTGCAGTACCATTACCGTCAGTATAATTTGCACCAACAGCCCAACCATGAGCATTTTTGGTTACGGTATAATCAGCACCTCTGTCAACAATAACAACACGTAGGTTGTTACCATCAGCACCAGCGTATCTGGCAGCAAACTTTTCAGTAGTTGCTCCAGCATCAAAATCTTCTTTAGACGCAATCAAAGCACCAGTTCCAGATGCGGTTGCGTTCTTTACTCCACTCGCAGCACGTACAACAGCAAGTCTTCCACCGTAGCGTAAAAACTCGGATGCAACTAACCAGTCAGAAGCGTTTGCTTCAGCAGGTGTGCCGAAAGTATCAATGAGCTGTCTCTCGGAAGAGATACTTATAATTTTGCCTACAGGTCCAGTACGGAAGGATGAAGCGAAAGCACCTGTAATTGAAGATGCACCTACAACAACCGCATTGGATAAATCACGTTCCTTAACAACAACTCCAGGCGAGACTTGACTAGCCATGTTTTTACCTCGATAGATTCCAATTTTATCTAATAATATTTAGAAAAAACGATTCTTTCATCGGGGAAACCGTGCATGAACTACCAGTCTGGATAGATTTCTTCTTTTATTTTCCTTTTCTTTTTAACTACTCTAGCAATAGTACACAGTTTACATTCATATGAATAAGCAGATGGATTACCTTTCTTATTTTTACGAATCAAATAAAAATCATCTATTAAATCTTTTGTTTCTCCACATGATCTACATATCCTCTCCTTGAATAGGAGGTGTTCCAAGTCGAATTGACTTGAAATATCCATTAGTAGTTCCACATATAGGAGACCTCTTCTTGTTTATCTCCATAGGCCCACAGATCTCCGTCTCCATCCATGAAGGTATCATCACCCATGCCATCGTCAATAAACCCAAAAGGAGCCATATCTTGTTCAATTTGGTCTCGTTGTTCTTCATAGATTCTCCTCCTAACATCTTGATCTGTCATTTCTTTGAAGTATTCTTGCATGACTAACCATGCAAACAATACCATACACATTACAAGGTCATCATGATATCCCTCGTCTGCTTCCCATGCTTGTTTCTTTTGTACAAACGTAGTAAGTTCTTGGAAGATATGAAAATCATTAAATAACAACTTGTCTTCTTCAATAATTGCTTTAAGGTTAGCACAACCTTGTTTCTTTACAGTGATACTCATCTTAACACCTAACTGTGTCTTGTTACCAGAGAATCCTTGTCCTACAATCTGACCTGCCCTACCTCTCATAGCACACATGAGTACGTTAGGATACTCCAGATCATAGTTTAACATTGCTCCTATACTATCTCCTATATCATTTACTTCTATAAGAATGTATGGATAGTTATAATTTTTTGCTACACCGAAGATGATCGAGGGAAACAGTACAGGCTTAATCTCATTATTTCTGTACTTCGCAACGACCTTATACGGCATCGTGGTGATATCAAACACGATGAAAGCAGAATAGTCGCCACCAATTCCTCTGGCAACGTCAACAGTAATAATGTATTCGTGATCCTTTTCTGCTCTCTGATAAATGTCAAGTCCTGCATTGCTTTGTATCGGTTCGTTAAATGGTATCGCCTGTAATTTAGAAGGCGATATAAGAGTATCAGCAGATCCAAGAAAGTCGCATTCAAACTCTTGAGCGAACTGTCTCTTGGACGTGTTCTTCATTGTCTCTTCTTTCCACTTAGCATCTCTGCCAGGTACTTGAGACCAATGTACTTCATTTGTTACATAACCATTCTTACCCCTACTAGCATCCTCCCACATCTTATAGAAGTGGTTCATACCATTAGGAGTGGATATGATTATGACTTTCGTTGACTTACCAGAAGTAATAGTAGGATAAACAGAGGCAAAGAATTGCTCCGCAACATGGTTTGGAACGAAGGCGAACTCGTCGAGGAAGAGGATATTGAACGACATGCCTCGGACAGCACTTGCAGACGTAGAAGCAGCCAGTATCTTTGATCCGTTTTCAAGTTCGACGTTTCCTTTGTTCCAAACCAATATCCCATGTTGCATCCATTTTGGTAAATTTTCGTATGCTAATTGGAGTCTTCCAAGTAGTTCCCTTGCAGTGCTAGCCTTGTTAGCGAGTATGCCGATATTGACGCTATCATTAAAAATAGCGTAATGTAATAGGTAAGCCACAACAGTCGTACTCTTACCTGTCTGCCTAGGAAGTTTTGCAATATTAAACCTATTGTTATGAAAGTCCATTAAGATTTCCTTCTGGAAACCATACATGCTAAAAGGTACAAGACCTTCATCAAGTGAAATAATCTGCATGTAATTACATGCAAAATAGAGTGGATCATTTTTACACTTAATCCACTCTTCAACTTGCTTCTTTGTAAATTGTATTTCAGTACCAGCCTTCTTCAGGTTGGGGTTACCGAGATATACTTCAGTCTTAGCTACCATTATAATACCTGTACAACACCAACAACATCAGGAATCTCTTCCATCAGTTTACGTTCGATACCTTGCTTCAAAGTCATAGTACTCATAGCACATGTCTCACATGCACCACCTAACTTTACTTTAACATATCCATCTTCTATATCGTAGAGTTGGAGGTATCCACCATCTGCTTCTATGTAGGGAACAAGTTCTTCTAGAACTCTTAGTACATTCTCTTCTGTGAGTTCCATATGCGTTGCCAGATAATGTTGTCTTTTAAGATACTCATAGTAAGTATCTTCTTCATGACTCGTCAAGAGTCCCAAACGAACGCCTAATTTCACGAAGTTCCTCGAAGTCTTTCTTCTTAGTTCCACCATCATATTCCCAAGCATAACCTTCAGTAATCATTTGTTCATTTAATGAAACAGTATCCTCGCCAATATAGAGCCAACCAAGAAGCCTACCATACTTCCCCATGCCACCCTTAAGTTCAGTTCTAATAGTGAGTTCATCTTCACCTTTAATAGTTTCAGTTAGTTTTTCTTTCAACCAATTCGTAGCGTCTAGGCCCAGTGCTTTCTCTTCTAGGTCCCTCGTTCGTTTCTCTGGAGTGTCTACACCAGCTATCCTTACTCTCTCCTTTTTGTAAAGATCGAAACCAAGATCTATCGTTACATCTATCGTATCTCCATCCAGAACTTTGTCTATCTTTGTCACCCGAAAGTTGTAACAACTCTTTCGACTCGGTGGTGTCATCGCTCCCATAGTTGAATTCCTTAAGTGAGCTATTTATCATATCTTCTATTGGAGTCCTATCTTTCTTAGACTCATAATCCCTCATCTTCTGGATCCACTCACCTGTAGGAAGTGAATGTCCCATGTGTGCATCTGCCTTTGGAGCAAATGCAGTAGTACCTACTATACCACCAGCACCAATGCCAATAGCACTAACAATAGCAACTACCTTTTCGTTAGCACGAACTCTAAGTGTGAGCTCCTTCACGTGTCCCATCATATGTTCCACCTTCGCTTCCAAGATTGCTATCTTCGTTTCTTGGGTATGTTCTGTCGTCATAAGTCATTATCCAATAAATTAAGTATCCTACTGCACTGAGTAGAATACCTAGCATAATATTTATAGACCAAACTACTTCGCTCATAGTACTAATCCGTTATTCCGTATTTTGTTAAATCATACTTGGGCAACCTTAATGGTTCATGTTCCACTACAGGTGGTTTGCCTATCTTATCCTCAAGTTCAGATACTATCTTCTTCTTGGAGATGTGGTATGGTGTTGGTGCATTTTGTAAACACACTTGTAAACACAATAGCTCTTCATCAGTGAAGGTAAATTTATTACTCAACGTGAATAACTCCCTTCATACCTGCACCAGCATGAGGTTCACATTGAAACTCATAATTACCTGCTTCTGTAAAAGTAACAGGGAACTTTTCTCCACTAACAAATGCTAGATCTGGATGCGATAGTTCAGGGTTCTCAAGAAATACTACATTATGAGGTGGTAATTCACCATTCATAAAAGTAACTGTATCACCTACCTTAACAGTAAGTTCATTAGGTTCAAAGATAAGATTACCATTGTAACCCATTTGTATGTCCATTGACATGGTATTCTCAGTAGCATAAGCAGATGATGCTAATGCGAAAGAAAGAAATAGTGATGTTAACATTACAGTTAACCTAGACATCCACCACATAATCTCATGTTTATATTGTGTTATTGTTTTCATTATACTACATCCTTCATACAATAGTCAATAAAATGAGGATGATCCTTTAGATAGGATACATCCTCTTTGCTGTGTTCTATTGCTGAGTATGCATCTTCAGCATACTCACAGATTTCGTAATGTTGTTGTTCCGTATCGTGGTAACCTACGGTATAGTGAGTCATTTGCTTATAGCACAGTACCCTTGTTCACATAGAGTC